TGGGGTCCGAAGGAAATCACGGCAGGCGGTATCGGGGTCTCCGGCACCACGGCCACGGTCTACTGCACGGCGCATGGCTACACAGCCGGTCAGCGGGTGCGAATGGACGGCGGATCGGTGGCAGCCTTCGCGGGACACGAATACGACATCGTCAGCGTCAGCACGAATAGCTTCACTATTACCGTTCCCAGCGGCACGGCATCCATGACCGCGGCGTCGGGGCGGACGGTGCGCAGAGTCAAGCCGCCGCTGTATTGGACCGGCGACATTACAACGCCTTTTGTCAAGGCGCCGGGTGGCGTTCCGGCCGAAGGTGCGACGTATCGCCGGATGCGCTCAGTTCCGTGGGCCAGCTATATCGGAAATCGCCTCGTCCTGCCGGACGGCCGCGACCAAGTAATGTTGTCGGACGTGCTGGAGCCGGATGTCTATGATCCGTTCTGGGCCAGCTTTCGCGCAAACAAGGGGAGCAATGATTACATCGTGGCGGTGCATCCATGGGCGGATGGCAGCTTTCTTATCTTCATGCGCAACAGCATCTGGCTGGCTACCGTGAACCAGACCTACGATCCATCGAACGGCGATGGATTGGTCTCGCGGTTGGATTTGCTGACGGATGAAATTGGTTGCAGCGCCCGCCGGTCCATCGCCACGGCTGGTCAATTCATTTACTTCCTGTCGGACAGCGGGGTCTATCGTCTCGATGCGCGGTTGGATCTTAAATTGCGGGGCGATACCAAACCTCTTTCGGACGCCATCGCGGACCAGATCGCCCGCATTCCGAGCGATGGAGCTGAGAACGCCGTGGGCCTGTGGCACGACAACCGTTACTGGCTGGCGGCGCCGGTGGATGGCGCGGACCTCAACAATGCGCTGTTCATTTACTCGGCGCTCAATGAGCAGTGGGAAAGCATCGACAGCTATCCTTTTGGGATCAGCAATTTGATCGTGGCGCAACGCAATGCGACCAGCCGCCGCCTGTTTGCCGCCTCGCTGACGGGCAAGCTGTTCCTGCTGGAAGACGTGGAGCGCGGAGATGATCCGCCGGATTCTACGCTGGGCATTGACTACTTCACGCCGGTTGGCGGTCGCCTCAAGACGCGCCGCTATGGATTCGGCACCATGGGCAGCAAGCGATTCGTGCGAGTGCTGTCAGACGTGGTGCTGCCAAATACCGGATCAATCAAGGTCAACGCCTTGATGGTCAACCCTGACAAGGAAATCGAACTGGTGCCGGGAATGACCAACACGTCCGGTCTGGCTGAGGATTACACCCTCAAGCAGCCAATCCGCACGAAGGCGCATTACTGCGAAATTGAATTTGAAACCACTGCCGAGCGGCCGGAGATCCGCACGGTCGGCGTGGAAGCGGCCATGCCCAGCATGCCGCAAACCGAAACACGACATAGCGAATAATTATGGCAACACTAAGTAAAGGACACACTTTCAGTGGCGGCGAAACCGTCACGGCGGCAAAGCTCAACAGCCTCGTCGATAGCGCAACGATCAGCAATATCGTCAATGATGACGTATCCGCCACCGCGGCCATTGCCGGGACCAAGATTTCCCCGAATTTTGGATCACAGACCGTTAGCACGACCGGAACGCTTTCGGCTGGCGCAGGCAGTGTTATTAGTGGCAATACGTCAACGGATGCACTTCGGATCACGCAATCCGGCTCGGGCAATGCACTAGTAGTTGAAGATTCGACCAGCCCCGACGCAACGCCATTGGTGGTCAACAATCTTGGGCAGATTATTTCCGGCGCCACCACCGCCTTCAATAGCGTTGCAGGTCTTCAAATAACCGCAGACAGCGCGTCCGCTCCAAACGCAAACATCGTTGCCCGGCGAAATTCTTCAGATAGCGCATTTGCGAATGTAGCTGTTCAAAAGGCTCGGGGCACTACTGCTTCTCCTGCGACTGTTAATAGTCAGGACGGGTTGGGCGCTTTTACAGTTTCCGGCTATGACGGGTCTAACTTTGTCAATGCGGCGACAATCCGAGCGATAGCAGATGCCGCCCCATCGGCTGGGTTCGTGCCGGGCGCTCTTCAGTTTATGACCACCTCGCCGACAGCGGTAAATGTGGAGCGCATGCGCATAACGTCAAGCGGCAATGTCGGCATCAACCAAGCATCTCCTGCCACAACGCTCGATGTTGTCGGCACTGTTACGGCTACAGGGTTCAGCGGCGGAACGGCCACACTTACCGGCAGCCTAACCTTGAGCAACGCCAGCGACATCATTGCTGGAACAGGAGCAGGCACTAAAATTGGAACGGCGACCACGCAAAAAATCGGCTTTTGGAACGTGACGCCGGTGGTGCAACCGGCCGCGGCAGGACAGGCAGCGGCGGCGGCACAGACTCAGGACTCGCTGACCGACAGCACCGGCGGCACCGCATCGACCACGCTGGCAGCGATCACGGCAGGCGCTTCTTATGACCAAGCCGACATGACGGCGATCAAAAACGCCATCGCCTCGCTGGCCTCGCAGCTCGCCAAAATCCGAACGGACGTGGCCAATATCAAAACACTTCAAGACGCAAGCCGCACGGCGCTGGTCAACACGGGAATCATGAAGGGAGCAGCATAATATGGCAACAATCACCGCAGGATATAGCTGGGTGTCGGGCGAAGTCGTCACCCCAGCCAAGATGAACTCGGCCGCCGTGCCGACCATCAGCAACATCGTCAACGCCGACGTGTCGGCCACGGCAGCCATCGCGGGCAGCAAGATCACGCCGAACTTCGGTTCGCAAAATGTCGTGACGACCGGTGCCGGGGGATTTGGCACGGCCACGCCGGACGCCAAAGCGGCCCTCGATGTGACCAGCACGACGCAGGGATTCCTGCCCCCGCGCATGACAACGGCGCAGCGTGATGCGATCACCAGCCCGACCGCTGGCCTCGTCCTTTACAATTCATCAACGAACAAACTCCAAGTCCGCACCAACACGGCATGGACCGATCTGCACTAATGCTGCCATGGCAACGCGCAAAACACTGGCAAGAGGAGAACGACGCCACGGCGACATTCGAGGAGCTGCTGGGATGGCATTTGGCCAACGGCCTTGTGCATGCCACGCCGGAAGTCTTTCTGCTCGCCTCGGAGGTGCGGTGGAATGCGGGGGAGCAACAATTTGAAACCGGCGAGCCTAACTGCTGGTTCGTTCGCTTGGCTGCTTCTGTTGGGCGCGCAAACCCTGTTGGGGAGTTTATGCGCGTGGCGACACGCCCGCAAGAATACGCGGCATGGTGCCGCCGTGGGAGCTTTGAACCGCGCGTCTACGATTGGAACAAACTAATTAAGAAAACAGGAGGATAATACTATGGGAGGAATGTTTAGAGGGCCATCAGCGCCACCGCCACAGCCAGTGCCACCGGCACCGGCGCCTATCGATTACGACAAAATGGCCGAGGCCAGCATCCGCGTGGCCAAGGCGCAGACCGCCGAAGAAGAAGCGGCGATCAAGCGATTGTATCCCGAATACATCCGCATGCAGTTCGGCACCGCCGACCAGCTCGCCGGTCGGCTCGACAACGAATACCTCCAGCGCTCGCGCGGCGTCATTGGCGAGGAGCTGCAAGCGGCGTCCGCGCCTAACGCCATTGAGGCCGGGCTACAACAACGCGGACTTGGCGATCTGCTGGCAGGACCAACGGCCATCCAGCGCCAACTGCGCGATGACGCGCAGAGGGAGCTGGCCCTTGGTCAATCGCTTTCTCCAGAGGAGCAGCGCAATGCAGCTCAATCTGCCCGCGCGGCGTTTGCTGCTCGCGGCATGGCAACGGGCAATGCGGCGGCGGGCGCGGAGATTCTTAACCGTGACGCTTACGGCCGTCAGCGCCAAGACCAGCGCCGCCAGTTTGCCATGGGCGCCGAGCAGTATTTCCTTGGCACCGAAGACGCTCGCCGTGGGTTTGCGGCGAATGTGAACCAGATGGACCTTGCACGCAGGCAGCGGCGGATTGGTCTCGGCGGGATGTATATGGAGACAGATCCGTATCGTCAGGCGCTCGGCCCCGCCTTCGGCCTCGGCGGCGATACGCTGCGCACTTCGCAGGGTCAGGTGAGCAACATCTTTAACAACTCGCTGACGCAAAGTGGCAACGTAGCCAGCTTCAACACGAATATGGGCATGAGCCTGAGAAATTCTGCGCTTAACAATAACGCCGCCATGCAGGCTGCCGCGATGCAGGCCGGTGCCTCGCAGAACGCGGGCATGATGGGGATGCTTGGCGGGATCGGCGGCGGTGTGGCCTCCGGCCTCGGATCG